TAGAGGAGATAATATAGGTACAGGGGCTATACGAGCAACAGGTTCTACTAAATATTGGTACTTAACACCTCAAGACTTTATGTTTGGTAGTAGTTCAACAAGCCCTAATTATAGTAGTACAAGCGGTTTAACTATTAGGACTTGGCAGTACTATTCATCTTATGGTAAATATATAGCTACAATCCAAATTCCAAGTGGGTATAAGGTGGTTAGCGTTTTCATAAAGGGTAGTGCTAACCTATCTTGGAGTGCAGGTGTTACAAGTTGGAGTTCATCAAGTGGTGGGTTTGCAGGTTCAGGGGTGGTAAACACAGAAGCAACAGGATTAAATTGGACATCTGTTGAGGGGGATTTCTATGCAATATCAATACAAGGTTCAGGCTCTACTCAATCTATTTACGGAGCTAGATTAACATTAGAAGAAGTTTAAAGAAATAAAATAGAAATTATGGATCGCACTACAACAGAGGTAGCGGTAGCACAAGTAGCAGCATTAGGGTTAAGTATATCTGATGTAGAAGAATCTTTACAGATTACTTCTCTTGTGTTAGCCGTTACATTTGGGATATATAAATGGGTGGTAGAGATTATCAAAATTAAAAACAAATGTAAAGGGATGAAGAAGTAGGTTTTACCGCTACCTTTTCCCCTATTTTTTCATTACCTTTACTAATATTAAAAAAAAATCATTATGCAAGAAGTTTTAGGTTATTTACTGAACAACGGAGCTGAGTTACTTTTATCTGTTTTAGCTACGGCTAAAGTGGTTGTTAGGCTTACCCCTTCAGTAAAAGATGATAAGGTGTTTGGTCTTATTGATGACTTGGTATCTTTCTTTATTAAAAACAACGAGAAAAAAACTAAGAAGTAATTATTATGGGACTATTCACTAAAATGGCAGCCAAGGGTATATTCGCAATACTACCTGAGATGCTTAAAGACCATAAAGGTAAATGGTCATCGAAACGAACCGTGTCGGGTGTACTAGCTATAGCAGCAGTAAGCAACATAGATACACAAGGAATCACCTGGCAAACGCTTTGCTTGGCTTTGATAGCTGTGCTTCCCCTTTGTTTTATGGGTGAGCCAAAGTCGTGTAAGTGCGATAAAGACAAGTTACATAAGATATTTAATAAGAAGCAATGAGGGCTTATTTGAATCGTGTAAGTGAGAAGGAAGGACAAACTCTAGGCTATTTTACTTTGTATGATGGCTTAGAGAAGGTTTTTGATTGCGTAACTTTAGAATTACCTTGGTTAGCCAACACGACAAATGTTAGTTGTATTCCTAAAGGTGTTTATAAAGTTGTGCCTAGATATTCGCCTAAGTACAAAAATCATTTTATATTAGAGGATGTTCGAGATAGAAAATACATACTTATTCATTCAGGAAACTTTAATACCGACACAAGAGGGTGTATTTTGCTTGGCAATAGGTTTGCACAAATCAACGATGACTCCTTGTTGGATATTGCAGCATCTAGAAGGACTCTCGATGAGTTACTCGAAACCTGTCAAGGAAGTGGATTTGAATTAATCATATCGTAATATTTTGCCTACACTACCAAAAGGAAGAGGAAGAGTTAAACCTGTCGACAAGAATAAATCTTGGGGAGGTGATACTTCATTCTATAGGTCTACTCATTGGAGAAAACTTAGAGCTTGGTGGGTAGATGGTAATCCTCTTTGTGTAGAGTGTGAAAGTGAGGGTCGGACAGTTGTAGCTGATGTAGTGGATCATATCGTCCCTCTCAAACAGGGTGGAAGTAAGTTCAGGTTAGACAACCTACAATCGCTTTGCCACTCTTGTCACAACAGAAAGACTTATGAAGAAAATAAAGAGAACAACGATGGCAAGGTCTGGTAAAGTTAATAGATATAGAAGTGGATATGAAAAGGATGTTTGTGGGGTTCTTGATAAACTTGGTGTTCGTTTTGAATACGAGACTAAGAATCTTTATTATGAAGTGTCGGAGCAAAGGAAATACACCCCCGATGTGATATTACCAAACGGTATTATCTTAGAGCTGAAGGGAAGGTTTACGGCTAACGATAGAAAGAAGATGTTACTTGTCATAAAGCAACACCCTGATTTAGATATTAGAATGGTCTTTCAAAGACACACAAATAAGTTATTTAAAGGAAGTAAAACGACCTACTCTGAATGGTGTGAGAAACACAACATCAAGTGGGCAGATAAACAAATACCTGAAGAATGGATAAAGGAAAGCAAAACAAAAGCCCCGAAGAAGTAGCCGAAGATGTATTCGGTAGTTGGATTCAAGACTTAGAAGATAAGGACCAACCCGAATCGTGTAGTATCGATGATGAAGATTGTGAGGCTTGTGGGAGTTAAAACGAAAAAGGGGGACTATTTGTCCCCTTCATTAGTTATGTTCCACTCGTACTTGAACGGTTTACTTTCCTCCTCGTGTATTAACTTCTCTAGATACACACACAAGTCCATCGCTTCCTCTTGGGCGTGTTTGAGCCACTCTAAGCGACTTAAATCTTGTCGCTCCATTGTAGTACCATACTTCTGTTTACCTATCTCAGAACGCTTTAAAATCTTAAAGCACACTTCTTCTTCTATCTTACTCATCGCTCCTTAATTATATCGTAAAACACAGGGTCTAACTCCTTGATTCTAGCTTGTATGTTCTCCCAAGCTTCCTTAACCTTACTTTCATCGCCTACATCTAGCTTACTTCCAGTACCCGAATTGGCTACGTTAGATGCGTTCTGCTGTAACAACTTATCTATCTTAGACCTAATAGCCTTATTGTCGTTGTACCTTGGTGTGAGTTTCTTTTTCGTCATAATGTTTTAGTTTTCTCAAATGTAAATAAAAAAAAGGAAGAATCAAAATGACCCCTCCTTTTCCCAATTAACCAAACAATGAAAACCAAAGCTATGATTACTATGAAATCACAACACAGGTCAAATATATAAAACTTTTCCTTTATCGTACTCTAAAAACGTAATATATTTATAAACAAATTTCTTTCTACTGAAATCGGTGGTTTCGGGTAGCGTTTTCCAAAACCAATTATCTATCTTAGTCTTGTTTAAATTATATATAAGCACCTTATCATCATCAAAGAAGTTTACGTACAAGCCTTGAGAGCCTTTCTCGTTCTTGGTGCGTCTTAGTATTCTCTCGTACTTGTGCATCTCTAGTAGAATACCCTCGCTATACTTATCCATAGCAAAATCTAAACTAAAGTTTCTTTGCTTCATCTCGCAATAGAACTTCCTGTCATCCCACTTATAAGTAAAATCCCAAAAATCATACTTTCCCTTAGAAGGGACACAATCAATTTTATACTTACTAGCAAATCGGTCTAACAAGTCAAGTTCTTTTTTAGTCATTCTTATCTAGTTTAGTTAATATATCTAGCTCTTGCTTCAACTCGATGACAGCATTAGCCATCTCAAGTTCCCTAGCGTTAGCTAACATCTTCTCTCTCTTATACGTTTTCATCATAGTGTATATGTAAGTAAACGCAAAAGCACTTTCCTCAAAGACAGTCAACCTTGGTTTGAGTTCATTCGCTCTAGGGTGTCCTTTAAATTGCTTATACATCTTAACCACCTCTGCTTGATGTGCTATAAACTTATCTAAGCTCTCTACCTCATCCATACTAGGGTCAGCTTCCCTTAATAAATTTATTGCTTTCATTGTTATTTCGTCTGCCATAGCTTAAAATAATTTAATTATATTGTTGTTTAAGTCAATCTTCCATAAATTAATATCATCACTAGCTTTAAATCCAACGTGATTGATTTTACCTTTTTCCCATACACCATACTTCTCAAAACCTAAAGACCTCCAAAACTTATTACTATCTAGGTCGGTTCTACACCTTAAAGTAAATCCAAGTCTACCAAACTTCTCACAAAATTGTCTACAAACATCTATTAATGCAGAACCATAGTATAATCTTCTAGCGTCATTTCTTACAGCTATTTGTTGTATTTTAGCGTATTTATAACTACCCATTCCTGGGGTAATTAAAACATAACCAACAGCATCGTTATTAGCTTCACAAATTAAAACAATAAAATTTCTTTTACCACCCCAAACATAATCTTCCCAAACAGTTTTCTGAATAAACCCTACAGCATAACTATTCTCTTTTTGCAACTTGTCTACAAGTAACATATCCTTTATTGTGCTAGTCCTTACACTTATATTATTATTAATATCGTTATATAATATATTTACAAGACCTGTGCTACAATCAAATTTACCTAGGTTCATAGCTTAAAATGTTTGGTTAGTTCTTATCGCTTTATCTAATGGGTCTATTAGGCTACCATTTTCATTAAGATACTCGAATCTACGTTTTTTATACGAATAAAACAAGTTAATAGGGTCTATCTCAGGAGTAGGTACTCCGACAAGTTTCTGAAACTTAATCTTTTGTACGTGAATCTCAGTTACGTTCCACTTATCACTCTGTGGGTTTCTGTGAAACACAAGAAAGTTATCCGCCCTGTTACCAAACATAGCACCAAACTCTACATCGCTCATATTCGGGGCAGGTCGAGTACCATCTTCGTTCCTTCTCCTATTCGCAGCAGTACCTGGATGCACCACAAGATAGAACATAATGTCAAACTTCTTAATAAACCTCCTTATGTTACTTAAAGCATCATAGTAATACTCATACTTAGATTGCTTCTGAGCGGCTTTCAAATCATTCAAAGGGTCAAGAGAAACACCATCGTAATGTTCTACTTGCATCATATCGCTGAACGATTGCAACACATCCTCTACGGTAGGTGTCTCATCAAATGTAAGTACGGTAAAATGCTTGTATGCCCAATCTATAGCCATCAAGTAATCGTCTTGATTAATCCTATCTGAGAAGTCTTTATCTGCTGTTTTACCGCAGTACATCTCTGCGATGTCTATCATCAAATCACCTACAGGTTCGTTCTCAGGACAATACATTAGCCACCTATAGCCGTATAGCTTAGACGCCATTATCATTAGAAATAATTGTGTAGTAGTTTTACCAATATTAGCGAACCCTGTCATAATGGTCAGCTCTCCTTTACGGAACGTATAGTGAGGTTTAAGAGGGTCTATTCCTGTGTGCTTACCTTTGGTGTACCCTTTGGAATATATCTCCTTACAATAGCTTACTACCTCCTCACGAGAGGTCATCCTATACAAAGCCATCTTATGATTTCATTGCTTGAAGTTGACCACCTAAGTAATCCGCATCAGGTTTGGTTTGCTTGTCTCTAGAAACCCATCCCGAAGCAGCCATCTTCCAGTTCTTCATCTTGTTCTTTCCTACTTTCCATCCGTTAGACTCGTAGAAATAATAGAACTTCTCTCCATCCTTCTTAGTGCTACCTTTTGATAGGAAGTAATCGACTACCTCGGATATTGTTTTGGGTTTAGCTTGTTGCGTAGACTCTTTTCTAGTCATTTGTTTTGACTCTTGTACTTCACCATCCCAATCCAAGTCATTATCGTTAAGCAATTTTAATATAGATTTGTGGACTCTATTATTAGCGTTAAGGCTTGATCCATACTGAAATTCTATGAACCCCGTGATGTACCACCTACCATTAACCAAGATTGATATTCTTAATTTATCCTCATTTACTTGTTCAAGAAACTTATTAAGGTCAATCTTATCACCTATAAGCATCTCGAATAATCTTTTGTTGGGCTTGAATATCCCTGCGTGATTACAATTATCACAAATGTATATCCAAAATAGTTTCTGTGTTAAAGATAGGTCTAAATACCAATCTTCTTCCCATTTCATTGTGTCAGTAAATCTTTTAGCCATCATTTCTTGTTTTAGTTTGGTTAATCGTGTAGAAATAAATAAGGAAGGGGCTTTTACACCCCTCCAATATTAAAATGGTAAATCATCAGCCTTATGGAACTCCCCTTTTGGAGCTTCAGTCTTCGCCGCTTCGCTACCACCTGCATTCGTAAATACTTTCCAAGCCTGTAGGTCAGTATAGAATCTGTCATTATACTCTCTAGACTCTACGTTAAAGCTAACGTCTACCGTTTGCCCTACCTTGTTAAACTTTAGAAAGTTCTCTACCTTCTCTTCTCCGAATACGCTAAAGAAAACATCCTTTGGGTATTCGCTTGTAGTTTGCACTACGAAACCTAGCTTCTTCCAAGTCTTTCCACTTGATTTAGCTGTTCCTTCTTGTACATCAGTAATTTTTGTGATTGTACCTGTAATCTGTAAGTTACTCAT